TTTATAACTTTGTTGCAAGAGGAGCAGCGAAGAATAATCTTTTTCTGTCTCTTTTTTTTCTCCGGTTTTATATTTCCATAGATACAATTTGGGTAATGAGTGCCATCACATTGTCCTGTTTGAGTATCAATACGAAAATATTCACAAGTATCAACTAAAGGACATTTTTTATCATTCATTTTGGAATCTCCTTCTCCTCTTTCTCGGACCAACTTCCTCCAATAGGGCATACTTCAGCTTCAACTTCAAGTGGAACATTGATCCATTTCCATTCATTAGTTAGTTGAGTTGTCATAACAGTATTGGCCAACATCAAAAAATCATCCAGCTCCTTTGCTGGAACATCAGCCAGAATACTGTCATGAATCTGTCCCACAATCAGTGTTTTCATCTTATGTTTTTTCAATTCACGCACAAGCCTTGTCAATGACCAGAGCAGGCAATGAAAGGCTGAACCCTGCACCGGATAATTGATAACCTCATTGCGCTTCATAAAGCCCTGGCAAATAAATCCAGTCTTAGTCAGCATCCATCCTCTGCTCACATATTTCTGATACCATTTCTTTTTCCATTGAGCATAGACTTTGAATCGTTTTCCCCAGAAAGCCTTTTCAACCTGTTGGATATGATATTCAAATGAACCTTTGTGTGGGCTTTCCTGGGGATTGCAATCACCTAATTCCCGTATCCCCTGGCTTTGTAAATGGCGTTTTAAGGGCATTTCATCCTTTGTACATAGTTTTGCTGTGTCTATAGCGCCCCACAGTGCTCTGGCGCAGTCTGTGTACATAGAACCGTAGAATTGAGGGAATACGAAACAGTTTTTTCCGTAGAATCTGATATCCTTTGTTACCTGCCCGGACTTGAGTTTGTAGCATTCTATAGCCATGTCCCGGTGCAAATCCAATTTGGGATTGCCGATGTAGTCTATCATCCTTGGATCTTTGTGATAGGCCGCGGCTATTGCCACCTCAATGCCGCTATAATCAATTTCCACCAGCTGATGACCTTCTCTGGCAATAAATGCTTTTCTGATCAGATTGCCAAGCTCTTTATCACGAACAGGTATGTTTTGAAAATTAGGGGAATCAGAAGATGAACGGTACGTGCGAGTGATGTGAAGATTAAAAAAAGGATGCAAAAAACCGTCCACTACTTCCTTCTGAATTCCCCTTAAATAGGTTGTCAATGCCTTCTGTAGTTTTTTGATCTGAAGATATTTTTCTACGAATGGATGGTCTACAGTCATAAGGGTTTTTTCGTTTGTTCTGTACTTCCCTGTCTTCGTTCTCTCAGGACAGGGAATTTCCATATGCTCAAACAATATCTTTCCCAGTTGATCGTTGGAATTGAAATTGGTTTTGTTTCCAAACACTTTCTTCCATGTCCGGGCAACCTTTCCTTTTTCCAATTCAGTTTGCAACCGTTGAATTCTCTTTTCAGTTTTTCGTATGGTCTTTTTCAAATATACAGTATCAATCTTGATACCATTTCCTTCAATCTCAGCCAGGGCTATTGCCCCATCATGTAGGAGTTTGTAAGCTGATCTCTTGTATGGGATCACCATTCCATACCTTTATGAAGTATGATTGTGAATGCTTGTTCTTTTGTAAATCCAGTGTCTATGAGTGCTTCATATTTAGCATGCAGCAATTTGGCCATAGGTTTGATCATATCTTCAACCAACTCTTGGCTTCCTTGCAGTTGTCTCAAAGTCTCTTCAAGTTCTTTTCTTGAAGGCATTTTCTTGTCATTTCCCATTGAATATCTTTCTTTGTCTTTTCATAATCATGTATTCTGTCAAACTATCTATACCATTATAAATTAACAGCTCTTTCGGATCAATCTGATCAATCCGGTTGAATCCATTTGAATTCTTGCCATAGAGGTATGGAGCAATATGAGAATCGTAATCCGATAATCCAAGATGAATATAGGCTTGGAATTTGATTGAAGAAATTCCCGAACGATTGTCAAGACAATGAGCAGCAAGCATCGTATCCCAATACCAGCTTTTTACACCATGACCAAGTATTGCTCTGGTCCACCTCTCCTCAAACTTCATATTGCTTGCCACCTTCTTCAGGTGTTTGCTTTTCAATATATCAGATAGAACACTCTTTGTTCGGTGATCTTCATCTATTCCACAAGCAAACGTATCCTTTCCATTTAGACAAAAAGAGACAGAGATGATCTTATGTCCTTTCTTGTCAGGTTTCAAGCCATTAGTCTCATAATCAAAAGCCAGTACTCCTTCCTTGGTGCTGAGGTTTGCCATCCTTGTTCTTGCGTGATCTGGATCAAGGATCACTTCCACCTTACTCTTCAGATTTTCAAGTGAATATTTCTTTACTTTCTTATTCTCAAGACTGATTGCTTTCTTCAGATGCTGTCTGAATATCTTCACCAATAGCTCATCCTCACCCATTCTCAAGATATAGGAGGGATGATAGGTAGGACAGAGCCAAGCCTTGTACTGTGGGCTGGGAATAGTCCATCCAATCCATTTTGTCAATGGGCCAATATCTTTTTTCCATTCCTGAAACAACAGACTCTCCAGAGCTGATTTTCCCAGTGCTATAATCACAGCCGGTCTCAACCGTTTGATGGTTTTCAATAGGTTGGGACGACAACATTGAATCATGTGTTTTTCAATCTTATTGTTGGGAGGTCTGCAGATGACAGTATTCGTTTTCCAACAATCATCCAAATCAATATCAATATCATCCAACACATCTCTCAGTAGCTGACCAGCATCCCCTATGAGCTGAACTCCCTGTCTATCTTCCTGTTCTCCTGGAGCTTCAGCGACAAAGAGAGTTTTACGTCTTCCCAGACCTGTTGTCTGCATCTTGGGACTAATGCATTTTTTATACAGTCCACATTTGCCACACCGGGAAATCTTTGGTGTTATCTTTTCTGATTTCAATTCCGAACCGCTGAAGAATCCACGCATTATTTTTTCTCTACACAAATGACAAAATGAAAATTGTCCTTTTCAATCTTAATGCTTGATTCTCCAAAGATAACCTTTTTCGTTTTGGATAAAATCTCTTTGAGAAAATTCAGACTGACTGTGAATGATATGCTCTTGCCGGAATACTTGATGCTTCTCTTTTCTTCATACCAAACTCCATCCTTTTCTGTTCTGATCTTCAGAGCATTTTCTTTCAGTGTGATATGAGCTTCCCCTAACTGATCCTGAACTACCTGGGCTCGTTCTATCGTATCAGAAATTGTCTTGGGGAAAGAACCTGAAACACCATCAATATTGAGTATTGAATGCAGCATTTCATCATCAAAATATTCTATCTCCGAACAACGGAGTGAATATCTTATCCCATTTTCTGATAATAAATGAAGCCAGTTATCTTTTATTCCAGCTTTCTTTATTGTCTTGTTTCCAAGCAGAAGAATGGAATCAGATGGGATCATTATTTCCCGTTTGATAAATTTTGTAGTCACGTCAACACGAAAGACTCTGTATCGGTCCGTAGCTTCAATAAAATTCTTTCGTACATGGACATGGGTGGTTTTGGGATTGGTGTGATCTCTCCCGCATATCTGAGCGCATTGGAAAAGATAGTGGAAGAAATTTTCCGATACTTTGAACAGCTTTCCAGGTTCAGGGACTTCAGTATACGGAAGCAGAATTTCCTTGAAGATAGTGATACCGGCTTTCTTTCTTTTCCCTGTCAGGACCAGCTCATTTCCATCCAGGTCAATACCTATCTGATCATCCGGGAATTTTTCAAGTAGCTTCAGGAAATCTGCTCCTACAATTGAGAATGGTTGTTTGATACCTATATCATAGTCAGCTGAAGCAAATATCTCCCCATTGAAAGTGAAGATTTTCTTGTCTTTGAAAACAAAGGCGTTGGATTGTTCCAGTACTTCATTTGGCGTCAGGATACACTTCAGGCCATTTAGGACTGTGATGACTTCCGCTCTTTTCTTGACAGCCATTTCTTTCTCCTTTTAATCATTCTGTCGAGTTCTTTTATGCTTATACTTCCATACGTGAACAAAGCGGCGATATCTCTTCCTGTATTTCAGCTGAATACTATTGCTTCCGACCAAGTAGATTATCACCTTACTCTCTTCCTTCTATTCTGTTTCTGTCTCTTCATTTCCATCTCTTCAAAGAACTTCTTTCTCATATCTATGTAGTCAAAACTGAACAAGACATGGAGAAGCCTCGACTCACGAAGAGTGAACTCCTTTGAAGTTCTTTTGCTAATGAGACCAGCCAGATAGATGATCATCCTGTCTTCTTTCTGTTTTTTGTTTTTTCTTTTCAACCATTGCCTCGAATCTCTCTTTTGTTTCTGAAAATCCTTTCCTCATTTCTAAGTATTCAAAGCTAAACAAAACATGTTTAAGTCTTGGTTCACATATAAACACCACTGATTTTTTTCTTCTGATGTTACCTGCAAGATAAATGATCATAGTAACGTCTTTCTCTTCTTGAGTTTTAGAGCCCATGGCCACCTCGGCAGATGGGCCTCAAACTCAGTGAAGGCATACAGGCAAGCATCAACTCTTCTCATTCTAGTGTTTGATACACCTGGAGATTCGACTACTTCAATCTCTTCTCCTTTAACAAGCCAGTTCTCACCGTCCTTCTTCAAGACATAGTTTGGATTGACCTTTTTGTATGAACTTTCCCCAAAGGGAATGCCGGCGCTCTCCAAGTATTCAAGAATATACCTTCTTAAGTAGGAAGGCTTGTTCCTGAAGTGGGTATTGGAACCAGGGTCTTTCTTAAACCCAACGTTTGAGACGGTAATGCTCTCAATAGAACCCCAATCGTATCCCTCTGTCTTTCCTTTCTTCGGGTAGAGAATGGAACCGAACCCTGGACTTATCACCCAAGAGGTGGAGTCCACAGAATACCAAGGATATCTTTTCATGAGACTGAAGCTGGTCATTCCAAATCCATGTACTTTTATCTTTGGTATTCCTTTGTTATCAGTAAGAATCTCTGACCATACCATATCTAAAAGCTGTCGTAAAATTACAGAAGAAACTCCAACCATCGCTCCAATACAAATGTAGTCATATCCTTCATCAATATATCTCTGAAGCCATTTCACATCAGAATCAATATGCCAGACCGGACATGGTTTGAATCCCCGTTTCTCAAACCATTTCTGATTCTTGTAGGTAAGCTCAGCATTCCCAATCACGTCAAGATTTGCATAAACATCAAAATGCTTGGCATGCTTTTTCAGAAAGCGAACGTATTCCCTTCGATATGTTTTGTATTCGTCTGAGCAAACGTAAGAATAATCATCCCGTGAACGACTCTTGAGAGTAGACATAGCCGATCCATCCATGCTTCCCTTTGATAATCTCTTATAGATACCAAAGGCTCCACTATCAAGAAACAGCTTGATGCTCATGATATTCCTACTTAATCATTTGGAACAATTCAGACCGTGAAGCATCTTTCTCTCTGAATACCCCAGTCAGGCTGGATGTGGTCATGATAGAATTTTGCTTCTGAACTCCCCTGGAAGTCATACAATTATGAACAATAATACCTTCTGCCGCAAAATTATTGAATTTATTTACTTCAATATCATATACTTCTTCTATACCAAGTTCTTCAATTTTTATTATTTTATGGTTACCTTCATTTTTAAGATAGCATTTTTGAGAACAAAACTTTTGTGTTTTTTCTAAATAGGCATACTTAACAAAAAATGTTTTTCCACATCCTAAACATGTTAATGGATTTCTAATTTTTTTGTTATGAGCAGGATGGCTTTTATTCTCATTTTTTTTCCCTTCAAAGTGTTTTTTTGAATGTTCTCCTCTCTTTAAGATAATTAAATTATTTAAGCTATTATCTAAGGTATTTCCATTTTTATGATGAACAGCCTCAGAAGTTTTTAATTTCCTTCCAATTTTATTTTCTGCTAAAAATCTATGTTCATGTACATAGTCCCCATTATTTAAGGATAAAGTTTTGTATTCTTCTCCATAGCACGAAAAAGGCATCAGACTATCACCTACAGAAAGCCCATCTTTAATTGTCAAATAATCTCCATTTTTATATTTTCTGTGTTTATTATTATAACGATTATGAAGTTTGTGACGCAACATAAAAGGATGATCTTCCGTTACTTTAATAGACCCATTCATTTTTTTCTTTTTATATTGATTTTTTGAAAACCATTCAAATGTTACTTTATATACTTTTTTTCTTCCTGATCTCCATATTTTAGATGCATTTCCAATTACAATTTTTTCTGTATTTTTATCATAACTATAAATAGGAAGATTTTGTTTTCCAACAAGAGTTTCTATCGGAACACCATCAGGAAAAATATTTCTATCAAGATAAGCCAATTGTATTTTAGTTCCTTTAGCAAGACAAAAGTGTTGGGCTTCCAAGATACAGGCAGAACCTAATGGTTTCAATTCCTCATCAAGCAATGATGTAATCTGTTGACAAAGCCTCTCCTGAATCTGAAGCCTTCGCGCAAAAACTTCAAGCACTCTAGCTAGTTTACTGATTCCTACAACTCTTCCATTTGGGATGTATGCTATATGAGCCTTGCCGAAGAATGGAAGCATGTGGTGTTCACACGTGCTAAAAAATTCCATGTTTTTCAGCAAAACAATCTCATCACTTGAATCGTCCTCAAACATCTTGAGAACAGATTTGGGATCAACGTGATAACCACCATACAAGGTTTCCCACGATTTGATAACGCGATTAGGAGTCTCTATCAATCCCTCTCTGTGTATGTCTTCTCCAATATATTCAATCATACGCACAATATTTTCCTGTGGGCCGGTCTCTTCACACATAGCTTCCCATGGAAAAACCAACCAGCCTGGAACTTCTCCCTTTGTCTTGTCATACAAAGCAATGAAAGGAATGTCTGGGAAATCCCTTTTGTACCTGTCTCTCGTAGCTCCGGAATCAATGATATCATCCACAAAGATATCGGCCTCCTCCGGTTTGTCAGCAAGAATATTGTTTGCATGAAGATGTTTCTGCAGCAGTAAGGCTGGAAATATTCCACCACGAGGAACACCATAGATACTTATCACTTTGTAGCATTCTGGTGGTAGATTCAATTCCTCTCTAATCTGAGTGGCCAGATTGACGGCTCTGAGAGAAACATCATCCCAACTCAGGAAATATTTATCAGCTTGTGTATCTGTACTGACAGCATCCACAATGGATTCTCCTTTACAAATTCAACAGCAGACTCGAAGTCTTCACTGCAAGGCTGGATGTAGAAATGATTAAATCTGGTATGTAGACGTAAGGGCAATTTCCTTATTAGTTCAACGTCAATATCTGGCTCAAGAACAATCTTCAATTCATCACCTGACCACTCTTTATCATCAAAGAATGCTGTACAATCTTCCACCATTATTTTTGGTGAGACTGTCACCCAGATGTTGCTAAGACGTGGGATACTTTTCAGATTGTATCCGTTGGTCTCTATGGCGATTTCATTAGGTGAAAGCATCAATGTGAGTTCTGTCAATAAAGGATTAAGATCGTATAAAGTTGGTTCTCCTCCTGTGATAACAATCAGAACAAATGGAGGCCATCTTTGAGGCAAAAGTTCTCCTACCATCTGAACAATTTGCTCTTCTGACATCTTTTCATGTTTTGTATGGTTGGTATCACACCAAGGACATTTCAAATTGCAGCCAGACAATCGAATAAAAACTGCAGGGCGTCCGGCATAAAATCCTTCACCTTGCAAGCTGTAAAAGATTTGGTTTATGGGATATAGCATGCCAGATTTCCTTCGCTCTCTTGGACTGAGACTTTGGAAATACAGGGAATTTCATCCCCTTCCCATTCTTCATTAATTCTCTTCTGAATTTCAAAGGCAATCCAGAAGGCCATGTTCTCAGCCGTAGGATTTAAGGAAATATGATCATTGATATGAGAATGGTCCAACTGATTGACAATTTCCTTGATGTGTTTGAAATCAATCAGCATTCCATTCTCATTCAGTCTTTCTCCTTGTACCTCTACAATCACATTCCAATTATGGCCATGAAGTTCTGAACAGGGAGAATCATAATCCAGATTCAGTCTATGGCTTCCGGCAATCTCAATCCTTTTTGAGATCGTATACATCTACTCTTCCTCATATTGAACAGGATCAATCTGACCAATATTTCTGAAGGCCTCCAAACGTTCCTGACAAGCTCCACATTTTCCACACGCCAACTCCTGATCCTTGTAACAGGTACGAGTGAGTTGATATGGGAAAGGTTCTTTTGAAGATTCATAACCATATTGAAGTATGGTTGTTTTGTTTCCGTGGAGAAAGGGAGCCTGAAGGGACACTTTCCCATCAGTCCCTTTCTCCACAGCCCAATCCATCGCATGAAAAAACTTGGGTCTACAATCTGGATAGATAAAATGATCCCCAGCATGTATTCCTAGAACCACTGTATCAAAATCACGGCTTTCTGCAATCCCTGCAAGAATTGAAATGAAAATCATATTCCTGCCTGGAACAACAGTCTGTCTCATGGATTCAGATTCATAATGACCTTCAGGAATATTTCCACCATTCCTAAGCAGATTGGATCTGAGATGATTACCAATTGCTGACAGGTCTATCCGTATGAATTCCACTTCAAAGTGATAAGCCAGTTGCTCAGCACATTTCTGTTCATACGGATTGTGCTTGCTTCCATAGATGAAACCAACAGCAATAACTTCTTCACTATTATTGATAGCCCAGTCAAGAGCTGTTGCCGAATCCATCCCACCTGATAATGATACTACCGACTTCATGCTTAATCCTTTTTCTTTTTTTCTTTCACTTGGTCACGTAGCCTTTGTCTGTTTTTTCGATCTTCATGCCACGTTCTTTGTTCAAACGACCAGGAACCTGTACTCTAATCGTGGCAAGCATTGAGTCAGCATTCCGGTCAGGAAACTTCTTGACCAATTTCTCATGAATCTGTTCAAGAGACATTGGGCGCTTTGCGCTTGCAAGAATTTCAGCAATCGTAGCAATAACACCAGCGCCCCGGTGCTTTGTCTTTTTAGAAGACTTCTTTTGTACAGGAGCCTTCTTTTCCTTCTTGCCTTTGCTCTTGGATGTCTTCTTGTTTTTCTTCGGAGCAGTTTTCTCTTCCTCTTCTTCTTCCTCTTCCTCTTCTTCTTCCTCTTCCTCTTCTTCTTCCTCTTCCTCTTCAATGTCGGCAAGATCATCTTCAGTAGGCTCATCAGCACTTTCATCCTCAAAGTCAAGTTCATACCCTATTGCTGTCAGAACCTTGACTTCAGCCTTCGTGATCTCGATATCCTCAGGAAGACCATCCTTCTCAATCTTCCTCTCCAACTTCTGCTTCGCCCGTTCCAGACTGATCTTTGACGTGTACTTCACGCCCAGTTTCTCCAGCAGACTCAAAACCACCTTTCTCTCATCAGCCATTTTCTATCTCCTTTTTCAAAAGAATGGCTTGCAACAAACTCAATGAACAACTAACTATTGTCTTATTATAAGTTTTGGATGACAAAATAGGTCAACTTTCTTGGAAAATGTTAGGTCTTTTTCTACGCCTGATTTTTAATCTCTTTGAATCAGTTACTCTATCCGGTGTTTGATGCTTTTTTTCTCTTTTCCACTTTTCTCTTTTTTGATACAGTTTTTCAGCCAGATAATCAACATTATCCATTTCATCAACCCATTTGGTACATGAGGAAACAGCCCTGATATGTCTGGGGATTTTCCCTTCTGTGACAAGCTGCTTGACAAAATCTCTGACAGTTCTCATCCTATCTTCCTTAACAGAAATGAATGTTTATCTTCCTCCAGTTTGTAATGGCTACAGATTTTCCCGGAATTTCTGAGGCAGTTTTCAGATAACAAATACAAATCAATTTTGATCTTTGCTCCACATTCTTCACACTCGAATATGATCCGCTCAAACTTCTTATCAATCTCAATATCCGGCATGTTTTTCTCCTTCCAACGGAAAATGGGGGGTATGAATTTATAAATAACATGCTCTAGGACGCTCAAAATGGTGCCTTAAAACGCAAAACTTTCAAAATAGGTATAAAGAGACGTATTGAAGAATGAAACGCTCTTAAAACGTCTGTTTTAGAATTCACGATAATACCCACAACAGTAGGCCCGTCCCAGTTCCAAACACTGGCCGACATGGAGACATTGATAGATGGAAAATGGAGCTTCACGAAGCACTATCCAATTCAGCCTCATGACTCCGCTCTTCTTTTCCTGTGGATTTTGATTCAGTCCAAGCATCCCGGTCACGTGAGCCAGCTTGCGTTTATCCTCACTGAAATTCCTGGGTGTCAATATCTCCTGATCATAACTGGCCGCATCAGCCTGAGTGGGAGCAATGACAAGACAATGCTTCTCCTGACTCAGCCGTCTCAGAGCTTTCCAGGTTTCATTGATCTTGTCTCTGGCTGAGTAGTTTGCTGTCCCTGGTTCCTCTGCGAGAATATCAGCATAGTCAATGATAATGACATCCGGTACAAAATCATCTTCCATTTCCCACGTGTTGAGAATCCCGAATATACCGGACACATTGATGGATGAACTAGCATGAGTACTCAACCTGAAGAATGTCTTTTCAGGAGAGATTCCAAAACGTCTCATGAATTTCTGTCTTGCAATCCTGCTTCCCTTTTCTGATACTGTCTTTTTATGAAATTCTGTTTTGTATTTCACTTTGGTGTTGTTACCGATTTGTTTTATCCTGACCGGTACTTTGATTCTGCCCAGATATTTTTTGAATATAGGTTTTCTCTCGAAACGGGAGCCCATCCGTTTGATCTGCTGGGACTGACTCATGTCACCAACTTCAAACAGAGCAACCTTCCTTCTGCTCATCAATGCCCTGATGGCGAATTCCATACACCAATATGATTTCCCTCGTTTCTCTGGTGCAAGCATTCCAAGTAGGTTATCACGGGAAAGAATGCTGGCAAAGAAAGAATTGATATGAGGTGGTCCTAGTGTGAATAATGGTTCAGCTGCTTTGCTAAACGCTTCTTTCCATGCCTCATTGTCTTTGAATACGTCTATACCTGCTCCCATTCCCAGATTGACATGGCGAAAAGAACTGACAACATCATTGGCCGTGGCATTATCCTGTTCTATCAAGGCAGTATCAAGATTATCCCTGAAGTGTTCCAGATTTCGCATTTGAAAATATTCTGCAGCCTGATCAACCAGATATGGGATATTGCTTATCTTTTCTGTTTCACGCTCATATTGATCAGACAGCTTTTCCAGAATGATGTGAACGGCTTCAACAGTTTCCTCTCTGGCTTTCCCTTTTTCAACCCAGGAATGATAGAGCGTTTCAATATGGTGGTGAGGAGCTTCATGATATTTTCTGTAGTACTTGACACACCACTGGGCTATCTTTTTGAAATGGTCTGCTGTGAAAAAATTCAAATCCAGGGATGTAATCACTTTTGCAAGGAACTCTTTTGAGATAATCATGGCGGTGATGATTTTCTCTTCGATTTTGGAATCGGCTTTCTTTCGTTTCACTGGACGAATTCCTCAATGATCTTTTTATTCGGGTCGGTTTTATCATTGGTCATTCTCATCATGCACTGCTCAATATCAAAAAATTTATGGCAAAAGCCTGACATGGAGTTTGACTGAGGTACAAACTTGGGGAGATATTTTCTATTGTATGGATTATTTTTATTGAATTGGGAACAATACCATAATAGAACTTTTTTTACTCTGGATTTATCTAATTTTTCTTTTTTTATAAAATTTTCTAGCTTTCTTGCCCAAGATTTTGATGATGGTGTTTCTGATCTTTTGATAAGAGTAGATTTGATAAATTTTTTGGATAATTTTTCACACATGGATTGTTTGTTTTTGTTTGCTTTACTTTCTTTTCCTTTACTTTCCTTTACTTTATGTGATTTAACTGAGTTAATGCAACCATTATCTGAGTTAATGCAACCATTATCTGAGTTAATGTTTGTATTAACTATCAAATACTCTTTTATGAGGTTAATTTCTTTTCTTCTTTCAATTGCTTTTATATATCTTTTTTGAATACCATTCGATGTCAGAATGCCATATTTTTTGTATTTATCCTTGCTGAAAAAATCTCTTTTTAATAACTCATTAACCACATCATTTACCAGATCAAAAGTAGTGTTTTTTCCATTTCTTCTAGCAAACAGGAAACATTCATCTTCACCCCATTTTAGATAATATCCATTTCGATATATTCTTAGAAGCAATTTGATGATAATGAGTTCTCCTAATTCACCATATTTTGCAGATATGAATTCTACCTTTTCATCTTCAAAGAAATCAATATCAATATTGATATAATCTAATCCAGCTTTGGTTGGTCTTGCCATTATATACTCATCAAATTCTTTAAATATTTTTTGTTTTTCATTCCGATGCGATAAAGAATTGTCAGTACGTTTTCATCCTTTAATGCTTTTGAAATTATTTGTAAATCAGAAGAAAAATACCCATGTTGTCTTATGATGTTTTGAATATCTTGAAGATATCTTCTTGATTTTATTTTTTCTTCTTCATGGCATGTTTCACAAAGAGTTATTAGTTGATGATCTTCATATTCCCAAGGTTTTTTATTTTTATCATACCATGTGTGATGAATGTGTAAGGTTGTTTTTTCATCACAACAGAGGCGACAAGCCCACTCATCTCTTTCAAGAATTTCTAACCGTTTCTTTTGCCAACGAGGATCTTTGAATAATTCAATATAATTTTGTCCATCCATAAAATCATCCCAAAAATAAAAACCCTTTGTGGCTTGTCTCAGCAGAGAGCACCCGAAGATGTTCCTGCAGCCACAAAGGGTTATTGTTGTTTGTCATTAGAGTACCCTCTACTGAGACATTCATAGTATATACTCAAATATTTCAAACTTCAAGCAAAAAATAAAAATTTTATTCAAAAGCCCAATTCCTTCATTATCTTGTTTGCTTCGTCTTGATTCAAATCACCAGGATCAGTTTTTAACCCTGAGATGATTTCAGTTTCACCAGGAAAAGGAGCCAGCCAAGCAGCCAGTTTTTCAGCTTGTTTTTGGGCCTCCTTTTCCGGGTCAAACATGATAAATCTATGAGAAACATTTTTCAATATGAATGCTTGCTCCTCTTTCCAATTGATTCCAAGAACAGCAACAGCACCAGGCCCCATTCTCCAGACATCACTTGGACCTTCCACAATCAAAACACGGTCTTTGATTTTCTGAATTCCATACAATAGCTTTTTCGGTTCTTCAGACATCTCTTCATTGTGAGAGATTTTCCATTTTGGTTTTGTTTCTGGATTGATTGCTCTTCCGATATAGGCTACAATTTGCCAAGAGACGTTAAAAATGGGTGTTATAACACGCCATGACCAAGAACCTGATAATCCCTTAGTTCCTGATAAACTCCATTCCTGGGCCAATTTTGAAGGTATAAAACCCCTTTTTTTCAGGTATTGCCTATGAATCTTTGAAAGAGATTCCATGTGAAGTGGTTTCTTTGCTTTCTTTCTTCGTGGCCGCTGTTCTTTTTTTGGAAGGATGATTCTGTCGTGATTATACAATCGGAGAATTTGTCCGACAGAAACTCCCCGGTGCTTCAGGGTAATAAAAAGAAATTGAGTAATGTGATGGGAACCACATCTCCAGCAATTCATGTTCCCGTGTTCGATATTGAATCCTAGGTGCCAGCCATCGGTCCCATCCGTGCAGAAAGGACAATGAACTTGAATCCATCCCTCATGGCAATGATGATGACCACTCTCAAGGAATGGAATATTGAAGTCTTTGCAGAGCCTTGTGAAGTCTAGCATTTTATTTTGAGAATTTGGTCATAAAATCTATAATAGCATCCCTCATTGTGATCTTGAGTAGAGCGCATCGAGCCTTGAATTTGTTTTTCAATTCCAAGGGTACGTTCCAGATTAACAATTCACATTCATCCTTCTTTTTCCGTTCTGCAGTCAATTCTTTTCTCCTTTTTCTATGAGCTGAATTACTTTTGAAATATCCACTAATGATTTCCTATGGGATTTACCATCAATGATTTGGTCAATCACTTCTCTCTTTTTTTCAATAACATCCCACACATATTGATCCACAGTATTTCGTCCTAGGATATAATAGACATTTACTTTATTATACTTTTGACCGATTCGATTCACTCTATCCTCTGCTTGATTGTGTTCGCTTGGAGTCCATCCTAATTCAATGAAGAGCACGCTTCGGGCAGCAGTTAAAGTGATTGATTCCTTGTCTGCTCTGATAGTTCCTATGAACAATCTACACTTGTCATTAGATTGAAATTTGTTCACTTCGTTTTGTCTTTTCTTTCCTGATTTCCCTCCAATTGCAGCTATCCTTTTATACTGTGTAATCAATGTTTGGAATATTTCTTGATGATAAACAAAGATCACTAGTTTTTCATCAGTGGAGAAAAGAAAATTGTCAATCCATTCACATGCTTGAGACAGTTTGCCTTTGGCTGTTAATTGTTTTAGCTGGCCTAGCTTGACCAGCGCTTGAGCTTTCTTTGCTCTCTTCGCCGCCACGGTTCCTGCTTTGTTTTTGTACCATTGAAGGAAAGAGACTGTAGCCTTGTGATATTCAGCTTGATTGTCTATGTCTACAGACATTATTGTCCTTTGTTTTTCTGGCAGCTGTTTTAATACTTCTTTTTTCATCCTGCGAAGGAATAGAGGCTCGATTCGTTCTCTCAATTCATCCAGATGACTGGCTCCACTAAAATCCCATCCTTTGCCAGCCCATCCTCTTTTTGGATCACAATATCTGAAAGCAAATTTCCAGAAGCTAGAGAATTCTTTTGGACATATCATGTTGAGTATAGGAAAAAATTCAACAGGCCTATTGATGATAGGAGTGCCACTCATAGCGATTATGTGTCTGCTTTTCTTGGCAAGTTCTTTGCAGACTCTTGTCCGTTTTGCTCTCAAGTTTTTTACATAATGACAATTATGAACTAAAAAATCATTTACATAGTATGATGGATGTCCAGAAACTTGTAAATTGTAAACAGTGTGTTGGGAAGGTTTTCCATTATTTCTTGGTTTGTAAATCTCAATCCTTTCCACCCTAATTTCATCAATAGATTTTTTTTCTTTTTGTCTTTTGCAATTATATGTGGCTGTTTGTGTGACCAACCGTCTACTTCTATCCAAATCTTTTTTTCTAAAAGAGCTATATCTACTTTGTAACATGTAGGATAGCCAGATTTTCTTTTTTGTTTTGTTCGGATTGCATGCTCTATTTTCCATGGAGAGCCTAATGCCGCCCATAAAATTCTTTGTGGCTGTGAAAATTCTTTTCCATTGCCTCCTTTTGCTTGTATTTTTGATAAAGGATGACCATATTTTTTCCAATGTGCTTTGATCTTTTTTTTCACTTCTGGTTTGGAAGATGGATTGTTTTCTTTCATTCTTTTTGAAGAAGCTTTGGCGATATGTGGATTGTCTTTGTGCATCTTTATTGCACCAGCAGAACGGACTTCGTGGGTTTGATTTTTGTAAATCTTTCTTTTGATATGTGGTTGACTCATTCTCCATTTCGCTGAGCAAGAGCAACCGCAAAATCTTTGTGTTTTTCTTTTTGGATTGAATTTCTTTTGGCACCATTGGCATTTGATCATTTTTCTTTTTCTCTCTTAATATAGTGTCTTCATTCATTATATTAAGAACATCTGTAGAAGTCAAAAGAATTTTTTGATAAAGATTTTTTGCTTTTATCCATCCTTCAGATGTAAAGAAAGGATGATTAGGGGTTGTTTGTATTTTTGTTCCATTACTTAAATGAAGTTCTATTAAGTTAGAAATTCTTTTGTTTGTCTTTTTTACAATTCCTATACCAAAAGCATTTAGGACAGAATCTCCTAGTTTTATTTTTTCAATAGGAATATAACCTGAAGGGGTTTTTATAGGAGTGCCTGTAGGAAAACACTCATCTGTGATCAATACTTTGGGTTGAATGCCTAGAAGTTTTTCTTTCCAATAAGCCAAAATATCATAGTTGATGATGACAATGGGCTCAGTAACAGGTTCAGGATTTCTGCTGTTTAATATTTGATATCTCATATGAGTGTGCTGTTCAATCTGATCAGCCCAATTATATTTGGAGCTGGCTGGACAAACAATAATAACAGGGCGTTTGCTTGGATTAACAGCTAACCAACCTAGCGCTTGAATTGTTTTCCCAAGACCCATATCATCCCCCAGGAGAGCCCGTCCTTTTGTTTGTTTGAAGAACAGCATCCCTCTACGCTGAAAAGGATATGGTTTTGTTTTCAGGACTTTTTTGAGTCTCTTTTTTAGAGACATTGCCTGATCTCTGCAAAGGATTTTTCAATTCTGATTTCATCCCAATCCATTGCATCAATCATATAATTTCGTATGGCTTTCTTGGAGAGTTTTGGGCAGTTGGGTTTGACGGTCTCATATAATTCTTCAGGAGCTTCAAAGATGATTTTCACTAGCTGTTGGGTTTCTTCTGACAACTCATTGAGAAAATTTTTGAACCAGTTGGGTTTTGTCTCTTGCTCTACAAATGTTGGGTTATCTGATTCATGAGGAATTTCTCTTTCCGGTTTACAATAATTCCAGGTATGAAAGTAAGCACAGTTGTAGACATGAGTACAGAGGCCTCCTCTTTTTGGATTCCATTCTTGGATTCTTGTCAGCACGTGATACATTGCTTCTGCATACAATTCATCAAATGGTTTGTTGAATTTTTTGCTCATAGTATGAGCTATCTTCATGATCATCTTGTTATATCTGCGGTAGATTCGGTCAGGTGTAGGAAAGCAATTTGTGGTGGGTTTCATTGGTTCCTCCATTAGGATGAAGAAGAAAGGAAAGGTATAGAAGTATAATTCAAAAATTTTGAAAATAAAGAGAAAAATAAAAATTATTTTTTAATGAAATGAGCAGACAAAAACAGCTCATGATTGGAACACTGATCAACAATTTTTAGGATGAATTCATCAGGCTTGTTCTTGGGGTCCACAGGGTCGAACGTGAGAACTCCTGCCTGAATTCTTTTCATCATCTTTTCGTCACAGATTATGGTCACGTTATACATCTTCTACTCCTCCACTTTTGTTTGGGTTGATTTCTTGTATGCCGTGAAGCTCATTCCACTAGTATGATAATCATCACGGAAATCACGCAATATGCCATATGGCAATATCTCGCCGTCCTTATTGATGTATTGATATTGATCGTTTATATGCGCTCCAAAATACTTCAAGGCAAAATCTTCTTCAGACATCCATTTAGACATTTTGCAGCATTGACCGTTTGGATTCCCACATATTCTGCATGCCATTGCTCAGCCCTCCAGGTTAATTGTCTGTATTTGTGCAGCCGTAGCCTCGCGATGCATGTACCGTCCGTGACGGTACACAACCCGTTTCCAACCACTCTGCGTGTGATGACGCGCCGCGTGATCACGTATCAGTACCGTGCCTCCGGCGAGAACATGTGCCCGTTCTGCCGCTGTCAACCGCGACACCCATTTGTACGGATCACTGCTGCGCCCGTGGATTTCGCCCGTCGTGGAAAATATGATCTTGTTCATTTTTTCTACCTCTTCAAAAGTGTATACTCGGTTCGACATATTAACAACATCTTTTTTGATATTCATCTTTATTTCCTTTATATACAAAGATTATCAATAGTATTAAAAATAATATCTTCTGCTTTGGCCGTTGCATCGTTCCAGGCCACTTCCATTTCCTCTTCGTTCATTCCTTCAATAACCATCTCCTCAAAAATGATTTCGGTCAGGTTGAACAGTTTATATTAGAAACAATACTGATCGTTCTAATCTCACGAATCAACTTATCATGATTTTCGCCAATGTGTTTCCAGAGCCTTGGTTCAAGGCGATACCGTTTGCCACAAGCCAAACAATGATAAGGTTTGTCCTTATCATCAATCACAAGGTCGCTCAACCGTTGAATAATTTCCCATGCTTCCATTTTCACTCTCCTATCTTGCTATAGTCAATATCTAAACACCAACCACTCACCGTGTCAAAATATCTCAGCTCAATCAACTCCACCTGGTTAGAACCCTCGTTGATTTCAACCTCAATCCCGGAGCAATCTTTTAATGAGATCATTTTCAAATGTTTTGTTTACTTTTTCATATCTTATCTTTCTATAAGTAATATAACATATTTTGATACGAATGTCAACAGAAAAATCGGAAAAATTTTTAGATTTTCAAATCTGCTGAATTTAAGTAGATAGAGCGGGTTTTCTCGCTGTTTAGAATAACCCATTTTAACAGTCAATTCAACAAAAATTATAATAGAATGAATAGGAGAACCATATGCCAGAGAACACGCCCGTGCATAATATGTTACAGACCGGTCTATGTGATGTCTGTGGACGTGCAGCAGTATATATCAGGATCAATCATACATGGCTGTGTAAAGTTTGTTTTGAGGAATATCAGAGGAGAAATCAGGATGAAAAAGAACAACCCGAAAGGGAACGGCCCCAGGCGCAAGATCAAGAAAGATGAAATGACAAAGCTGGCCAGACAAGCTCATGGACAGAAGCAAGGCAACACAAGACAGTACCAGGGAAGAGCAAGTAAACCGGAGAAGGCAAAATGAATAAGAAAGGTTGTGTTGAATGTATAAGATTAAATAACCTTCTTTCAAAACGATTGAATGAGCTGAAGGGACTTAAACAAAAGATCGAAAAGAATCCCAAGCTCCTACTATTCGCCCAAACGGATACAACAGCACGAATAGCAGAACTGGAAAAGCTCCAAAAGGATGTACAGAATTTCCAGGAATAAAAAAGCAAGAAAAAAGCACCTGTATCTATACGAAATCATAGAAAAACAAACCCCTTTGATAGCATGATATATATAAAAATATATCTTACAGATATATTTTTATACAAAAATTCTCTTGAATCTGAAAGAAAATATGTAATAATAATAAAGACGAGATAAGATGTGAGGAAAATGATATGAAATAGGATATAGTGATTTTGAAAAAGATCAGGTTGAGAAAACGACATTCAAAAACAACGTTAAACTCAACATCTAAAAAGGGAAAACGGGGAAAGAAACGCACTAAATCAGACTGGAATGCAATAGTACGGGCCATGCGTGGAACTGGTGGACATATCCGTACAATAGCAAAGAGAATCGGACTTACTCAAACAGCATTATACGAAGCACTAAAAAAAGCTCCTGATTGGGTGTTGGAGGAGTTGAGAATTGAACGCCAAATCGTGTTGGATATTGCAGAAGAAACAGTATTGGAAATGACAATGCAACGGCTTCATTTTCCAACAGCCGCCAAGATGGCTACATGGGTATTACAACATCATCCTGATGCTGAGAAAAAGGGATACAAAAACCCTCAATTGACCTTAGAAGGTGGGAAGAATCCTCTTAAAATACAGAATGAGGAATTGATTTCACTTGATAAACTTAAAAGCATTCCTCTTGATATCAGAAAACAGATGCTTGAAGAGATGGAAAAGGAAGAGGAAAAAAAGGAATGACCACGGCTTCCTTTCCCAAGATCAGCAAGAGACAACTTCAGGCATCCATTCTCCAAGATTCTTTCTTCGATTTCGTAGTGTATTTCTGGGATGTGGTTGTGCCAGAAGAGCCAATTTGGAATTGGCACATACCATATATATGTAATGAAATGCAGAAGCTGGCTGAACGGGTCTTTTTATGGAAACCCAAAAAACATAATTTAGTCATAAACGTACCACCCGGATCAACCAAGTCTACTATATGCTCCGTGATGTTTCCAGCATGGATTTGGACCAGAATGAAAAGTGCACGAAGCATCTGCGGTTCCTATGCCCATGCATTGTCATTGGATTTGAGCCGGAGATGCCGCAATATTCTACGGTCTGAGAAATATCAAGAGCTATTCCCTACGGAGTTTGCTCCAGATCAGGATGTTAAGGGACATTTTGTCAATATTGATGAGGGATTCAGATATGCAACATCAACAGGAGGTGCAGTAACAGGATATCATGCTCATTTTATTATTATTGACGACCCTTTGAATCCATTGGAAGCTGCCAGTGAAGTGGAATTGAAGAATGCAAAAGTATGGATCAGGGAAACACTATCTTCAAGAAAGGTGGATAAGGATGTTACTCCAACAGTCCTGATCATGCAAAGACTTCACGAAGATGACCCAACAGCCGATATGCTAAGCCAGAATGACAAGGTGAAGGTGAGACATATCAACTTACCGGCTGAAGTGGATGAAAAAACAATCAAGACAATCAGACCACGAAGCCTCTGGAGGAAGTACACACCAGACCCAAAAAGGGAAGGGGTGCTGCTTCTGGATCCAATACGGCTTTCACGGACTGTATTGGAAGAGGCCAAGGCAAATCTGCTGGAATATGGGTATGCAGGGCAATATCTACAGAGCCCAGTGCCCCCGGAAGGTGGATTGTTCAAGATCGAAAGAATCCATATAGAGGATGGTGTACCAAACTGCTTGATGAAAGTGAGATTCTGGGACAAGGCAGGAACAGCAGGAGCAGGAGCTTTCACAGCTGGGATATTAATGGGCCAGGATGAGCAAAACAGATTTTGGATTGATGATGTGATCAGAGTTCAAATGGATTCAGGCGAAAGGGAAAAGCTGATCAAACAGACAACCCAGTTGGATGGCCCGGACGTGATAGCTGGTGTTGAGCAGGAGCCGGGATCAGGAGGAAAGGAATCTGCTGAGAACACAGTGCGGAATCTGGCTGGATTCATAACTGAGATCGTACGGCCAACAGGTGACAAGGTAACACGAGCACTTCCATTCTCAGCTCAGGTCAATATTGGTAATGTATATATGAGAAAAGCCGAATGGAACAAGGCCTATCTGAATGAACTGATATTGTTTCCAAATAGCAAATACAAGGATCAGGTGGATGCAAGTAGTGGAGCATTCACCATCCTGACACAAACTGGCAGAATAGGAGTCTGGTAATGGCGAAGAAAGTGTTGAAGATTCGTAAAGCTCAAGAAGATAGAGTGACAACCCTGAAGCTGAATGAGGCTGATCAGGCGAAGGTTCTGGATATGATAAGCAATGCCAGCCTGATGAGAGCAGACTTACTGAGCAAGCTGATTGATAGCCGAAGGGATATTGATGATGAATGTGGATATCCGAAAACCCTAGACACTCAGCAATACAAGATGATGTACGATAGGGAAGGAATTGCAACACGGGTTGTCAGCATCTTCCCGGAGGAAAGCTGGGTGAATGATCCAGAAATCTATGAGACAGATGATCCGAAGGAAACAGACTTTGAGGAAGCATGGGTTACACTGGAGCAGGAACGTCAACTGTATTCCTATATGATGAAGGTTGATGAACTGAGTGGTATAGGACGGTTCGGGATTATGCTGCTGGGGTTTGATGATGGGAAAACGCTGGACCAACCTATTGAGGGAATTGATGAAAAAGGAATGAAGGTAGGAAATGCAGAACGTCAATTGCTGTTTGTCCGGGTATTCAGCGAATCAGAAGTAAAAATAAAAGGCCTTGAAAAAGACCCTTCCAATCCACGATTTGGAAAGCCTGTTCTATACAGTGTCAGTTTTGATTCAGTCCAGAAAAGCAGAACCAGTACAGGTGAAATCACGGAAGTGACTTCTCAGGAACAGTTGGTGCATTGGTCACGAGTCATCCATATTGCCGACAATCGGAAAAGCTCAGAGGTATATGGAACACCAAGGATGCAAACACTGTTCAACCGTTTGTATGACTTGAGAAAAATTACAGGTGGTTCGGGAGAGATGTTTTGGAAGGGAGGATTCCCCGGCTACAGTTTTGAGATGGACCCGAATGCAAAACCCCTTTCCACAACCCAGTTGGATACATTGAGAGAGAAAATAGCTGATTGGGCGAATGGCTTGCAAAGATATCTAACTGTGCAGGGAGTGAAGGTCAACAGCCTGAATCCGCAAGTGGCTGATCCAAAAAATCATGTTGAAGTTCAACTGGAGATCATTGCAATTGTACTTGGAATTCCCAAGAGGATATTCATGGGAGCTGAACAAGCCAAACTTGCATCAACTCAGGATACAGAAGCATGGAACAAACGGGTTGCCCGGAGGCAGAACAAATATCTTTCACCTTATATCATACGACCATTGATAGACAGGTTGATTGCAGTTGGTGTGCTTCCAGAGCCGGAAGAATACAAAATCAAATGGCCTGATCTTGCTGCACCATCCGATCAGGACAAGGCTGAAGTGCTTGCTAAGAAGGTTGAAGCATTCAGCAAGTATGTAGCTGGTGATGTTAATGCCTTGATACCTGAAGAAATATTCCTCTCAATGTTTGTTGGGCTTACTCCTGATGAAGTGAAAGAGATTATGGATGCAGCATTGAAAAGGGAAAAAGAGCTTGAAAGTGAAGCTGCTGAGTTAGAAGAGGAAGAGGAAGAAACAACTGAAGAGACTGTCATATCTGGTGAAGAGATAGAGGGAGAGGAAGAGTGATAGACAAATCTGCAGCAGTCCAATACCTCTTCATGGGGATTGCGTTTGGTATCATTATAACGATGCTGGTTATTGCCTATATTATGCATGAGAAAGACAAATGACAATTCTTCGGTATGACCCAACCCGTACAACCACTCTCCGCAACCAGTTTTCAAGAGAGATGCGGAGAAGGTTCTATGAAGTGAGAAGTCTAGTTATCAAGGCCATAGTCCAGCAGGATGTATTGGGATTGGATGAAAGTCAACCGTTGATCCTTCAGCAAATAGTTTCCAACCAGCTTCCGGAGAGACAGGCATGGCGGTTCATGACCAATGAACAGAAACTAACGGCTTTCCGGCGATGGATAACAACCCAAGTGAATGAAAACATCCTGGTTTCTGATGCAACTGGAAAACCATGGACAGCAAAGTACATTCAATCAGCCTATCGCAAAGGAATGATCAGAGCATACAAAGATACCCACAAGGAAGCTCTTGCAGAAACACCAGAATTCTATCGGGGAAGGATGAGTCAGTTTCTTGAATCGTCATTTGCTCAGGGAGAGAGACTGAGCAAGCTCCAATTCCTTTATACACGATCATTCAATGAGCTGCAAGGTATTACTGATGTGATGTCTCAGCAGATGAACCGGATATTGGCTAATGGGATTGCTCAGGGACTGAATCCAACCACGATAGCCAGGATGCTGAGCAAGAATATCACTGGGATCACCAGACAACGGGCTTTGACCCTAGCCCGGACTGAGATCATAGCTGCTCATGCAGATGGTCAGCTGGATAGTTTTGAGGAATTGGGTGTTGAAGAATTGACGGTGATGGCTGAGTGGAGTACGGCTGGAGATGATTTGGTCTGTCCTCTATGTGCTGAGCTTGAAGGTGCTGTCATGACGATAGAAGAGGCACGGGGATTGATACCACGCCATCCCAATTGCCGGTGCGCCTGGATACCGGCGAATGTAGGAGAGAGATCAAGAAAGAAATTGGCACGATCTGTCGCAGGGACAGCAGCAAAGATCAAGGCATCATTGAAGAAAGAACTACCGAAGAAAACAAGAGCAGGGGAAAAAGTACCCCAAACAGTGGCTGAAGCCAAGCGCAGAAGTACCTGGGCTGGCAAAGAGGAAATATAGTGAAGGAGGGAAGGTAGATGAGCAAGAGGAAGAAGGCTGGAACACCGTTCAATAATCTGCAGGCATTGGCTGAATGCAAAGAGCATTTTATGTCCCTGTGTAAGATGTACGATCATATGGGAAAGCTCTTCGCACTACAGGCCAGGGCAATGACCCATCCAATGGTCAAAAGAACTTCAATACCTCAGACCCAGTTGAGAATTGTGGAACAGTTCAATGAGGTGGGAGAGGAGATGAAAAACATTGGAGCATTCCTTGATCTATTGGGAGGGAAACCCGTGATGAAAGCTGAAGAGCCTGAAGCCAAGAAGGTTGATGTGAAAGTTGAGGAAGAGTCTGAGAAGAAAAAGAAAACCAAGAAAGAGGAGTATGTGAGCAATATAGCTCCTGAGAAGAAAGAAGAAAAGGAATGAACACAGCCGTGAGTTCCAATCCCAGACTATTTACCAGAAACCCAGACGTGCTCAGGAAACAGGAAGAGGAAGTACATTGGGTGAAGGGACTGCTTGTATCAGCCCAGAAGCGCAGATGGTTTGGAAAGATAACCATTGAAATCAAAGCAGGAATGATTGATTTGGTACGATCTGAAGAGACTTTGAAACCACCCAGTGATGTGGATGGGTGAATTTTTTTCTATTTTTTCTTGACTTTCCTAAAGAAATCAGTAATACTATATAGCGAATGTAGGAGCCTTTTGTGAAAAGGTCCACTTCTTAACAGGAGTGGGCCTTTTTTTTATTGGAGATGCAGGATTGAGGAAAGAAAGCAAATCTAACCTGATACTTAATGAAAGGTTTGCAACTCTTGATTCTCCCATCTCCAATAGAGTTGAGAAGCGTGGGGACAGATGGTGTGTCGTTCATGGACACCCAAAGAAAGCCGGATCAAAAACGGATAAGCCAGAAGGCTCTATTATCAAATGTTTCAGTGGCCCGGATGCCAAAAGCAGAGCACAGGCCATGCACAAGGCCATCATGGCCAACAATGAGGGAGACGGAAATATGGTGACACTCTTTTCCAATGTGACCCTGAACCTCAAGGCTGACAAAGCCAAGACCAGATACGAAACTCTGGAAGGGAAACAATACCTTGTCGTGCCGTGCGTGATGCTGACAGAAGGTGTGCACGAAGGCTCTCAAGGTCCACTGTATTATCCAGCCAAAGAGCTGTCCAAGATTCCGGCCATTTGGAATGCCAAGCCCGTAGTTGTTTATCATCCTCAGATGAATGGTATGAGCATCTCAGCCTGTGACCCGGTCATCTTCGAGAAGCAGAAAATTGGCATCCTCATGAATACCAAATGGGAAGATGGCAAGCTCAAAACCGAATGCTGGATTGACGAAGAGAAAACGAAAGCTGTTGATGAGCGTGTTATCAATGCCATCAGTACAGGCCAGATGATGGAAGTGAGTACAGGACTGTTCACTGATAATGAGCAGACTGAGGGTGAATGGAATGGAGAGAAGTATGAACAGATAGCCAGAAACTACCGGCCTGATCACCTGGCCATCCTTCCTGATCTCAAGGGTGCTTGTTCGATTGCTGATGGGGCCGGACTTCTGAGGAATGCTGCGGAGCTTCAGGGAGCTGAGAAGCTGTTGGCTGATAGCCTTGCAGCCACGTTCAACGAATTGAGCCACAATGATATCTGGGGAAAGATCAATGATAAGATACGAAGTGGCCCTGATTCTGATGCATGGGTCAATGTAGTTTTTGATTCTTTCTTCATCTATGAAAAAGGCAGTAAGACTTACTATCAAGAATATGAAATTGCTGATGATGAAGTCAAGCTCGTTGGGGTGAGGAAGGAAGCAGAAAAGATACTACAGTACAAGTTGTCTGATGGCACGATGGTTGGGAATGCAGAGATGAAGACAGAAGGTGGGAGCAAATATCCTGCCTCTGCTTATGCCTATGTTCCTGATCCAAAGAAGCCATCTACTTGGAAATTACGTTTGTGGGAGACACCAGAGAAGAAAGAAACAGCTGCTCAAGTAGGAAGAGCTATTGCTGCGATTGGAAAGGGATTCAGAGGACAAAAGGTCCAACTCCCTGCTTCCGCTGTCAAGGGCGTGAAAGCAAAAATCAGGGCCGCTTGGAAGCGGACCAATCCTGACAAAAAGGCAAGTGATATGCCAAGTGTTTTATTGAACATGAAGGAGGATTTTGGCATGAATAAGGAACAGATTGTTGATGGGCTGATTGCGAATGAGAAGTCACCCTGGACTGAAGAGGACAGGGAAGGCCTCATGGAGATGGATGTGGAGAAGTTGCAGTGGATAGCCAACCAGGCAAAGGAGCAGACGCCGCCTGAGTTGAAGAAGGAAGAAACCAAGGTTGCTCCTCCGGCAGAGCCGAAGAAGGAAGAGACCAAGGTTGACGAGCCCACGGGCAACAAGGAAGTAACCATGGATGAGTATATTGCCAATGCGCCCGAAGGCATGCGTGATATGCTCGTTGCTGGCATCAAGGCTCACGAAGCTCAGAAGGCTGAGATGATCCAG